CGCCGGCAGCACGGCCCGCAGCCGCGACACCATGTCGGCCTGATCTCCCGTTGCCATGTCAGGACACCGCAATCGTGCCGGCGCGGACGACCTGCGCCTGCGTTGCGGCCAGGTCGGAGGTCGCGCCGTTCAGCGTCACGGCCTCGACGGAGGCCACGCTGGGACAGTTCAGGGCCACCTGATAAATAGCGCCGAACATGAACCCGGCGCCCATCCCGCCGGCATTCACTGCCGCCGTAAGCGCCTTTCCAGCCGCCGCCACTGCTTGCGCATGCGTGTAGCCCGGCGCCGCGGTCACCGTCAGCGAAATGTTCGCCGCCACCACGTTGGGCGCGAGCACCTGGAATGCTGACCCCACCGGCCGGACCGCGTCAATGGCGGTCTGCACGTTCGCCAGCAAAGCACTGCCCGGATTCCCCGTCCCGTCGTCCACCGTAACCACGAAATTGCCGGGTGTGTCGACTGAACCCGCCGTGGTGTTCTCCCGGATGGTCCAGCTGAGCCCCTGCTGCACCGACGACACCGCATACCCGACCGCGGCTGCCGTCGCCTGGCTGCGAGTGTTGATGTAGTTCTGAAACCGCGCCCGCAACGCCGTGTCGGTCTCGGCGTCGATCCCATTGGGGAACGCCAGCGCGTTCGTCACGGTGTCAACCCCAGGGATCGCGGCCGAGATCAGCGTAATGGTGTTGGCCTGCACGTTGCCGGAACTGCCGGCCACCTCGGCCACCACCGGCACCGTTACGCTGGCCGCGCCGGCTGGTATCAAATAGCCGTTCAGCGTGGCGTTCCAGGTGGCATTGGTGGCATCCTGCGTCACATCGAAGGCCAACATGGCATCGGCCGTCTTTACCTGCGTCCCAAGCGGCAGCAATCCCGGGTTCGTCGCCGTGAAGCGCGAGAACGTCACCGCCCCGGTTGCCGCCACCGCGGGCAGCCGCGTCAGACCGAAATCGGCCACCCAGCTGTCGAGATCGGTGCCCGCGCTGGTAGCCGCCCGGGTCATCTGCAGCACTTGCAGGATCAGCCACTGCATCCACAGCCCGACCGAAGCGCTTGCTTCCAGCAACGCGCGCAACGTTGAGCCAACCGTCAGGTCAATCAGCTGTTTCGCCGAGCCCTGCACCGCGGCGGCCGCGGCCGAAACCAAGCTGGTGAACGTCTGCAGCTGCAACTGCATGGGATCAGGCTCCGTCGCTGAGGGTGAAGCCGAGCAGCTGGGTCTGTTTGGTTTCGGCGTCGGCGTAGCTCACCTGCACCGAGACCGTGCCGGCGCCATCCGAGGCCACGTCGATGGTCGGTTCCGGGGTGCGTGCCACCGCCGTCTCCTTGAAGATTTGGCTGCGGATCACCGCTCGGATGCGCATCGCATCCGCCGGCTGGCCGACGAATTGCGCGAGACCGGCGCCGTAGCCGAGTTGCCAGATATAGTCGCCGGCATTGGTCAGCAGCCGTCGCAGCACCCGCTGCTGGCCCAGCGTGGAGCCGCTCACGGTCGCCACGTCGCCGGTCGGACCGACCGAAAGGTCGGACCCGAACTGGTGCGCCAGATCGAACATCGTATCGCTCCGCTAAGGTTGCCGGCCATCAGTCCTGCGGACTGGGCGGTGAACCAGGGCTGCCATGGGTGTGCACGTCGTAATGCCCCCGCAGGCGCGCCAGCGAGCCCTGCTGGTCGTAGACATCGCCAGCGACATGCAGATCGCCGGCGATGCGCACCGTCCCGTCGTTGCACAAATGCAGAGCTGCGCCGCTACGGTGAACCAGCCAAACCTCGCCCGCCGGTACCGCCGGTGCGCGGGCCGCATCGCTGTAGCTCACGCCGACAATCACCCCGTGTTCCGCATCGCCTTCCTGCGGCACCACCAGCACCTGGTCGCCCGGCGCCGGCAGGCACACCGCGCCCCACCCCGCCCCGGCCCACGCCGACAGCACCGGCAGCCAGCCGGTCAGCACACCTTCTGGCTGCAACGACACGCGCGCCGCGTAACGGGCCGGATCGACGCTCGCCACCACCCCGAAGCGGGGCTGCCCGAGCGAACGATCCAGCGATGCCGCATGTGCCTTCAGTACATTCAGAAACCGTTCCATGGGTCCGCCATATTACTGCTGCCTACGTGCTGGCACCGACACTGAACGCCCGCAGCCATTGGGTGAAGCCGCGCGCCACGTCGAACCGTCGCTCAACCGAATTGATCCGGTAGTTGCGATCGAACGCTGTCCCGGTTCCCTGCAACAGGAACTGCTGTCCGGGCACCAGCGACAACTCGCCCGGCATCTCGGCCACGATCACCCGCTCGTGCTGGGTCAGCTCGTCCAGTCGCTGTTGCGCCAACCTCAGTGTCATATCCGGTGTCAGATTGGGTGTGATGTAGACATAGTTCAGCGTGTTTCCGCCTGCCTCGCTCGTTTGGTTGGCGGACGCCGTCTGCACGTAACATTGCGCGGCCCGACTGTGCCAACTTTTTACTGTCACCTGGATGCCTTGCGCGAGCGTCAGCGACCGTTCCAGGCGCAGCGCGCTGAGCTGCGCCATCTGCAGCACCACCGGGGCCACCGACATGTCCGCCGCGCGGAAATGCAGCGTGGTGCCTTGCACCCAGACGCCGAACCCCTCGTATTGCGCCAACGTCACCAGCAGGTCCCACTCCGTGGTCGCCCGCGCAAATCCGTCCAGCACCAGGCTGTCGTGCTCCAGCTGCCAATAGCGCCCGACCGGCGTCGTCGTGGGCTGCACGTCGGCCGATAGCCCATGCCGTGACGCCAAGGTCGTTGCGATATCGCTCGACGTCTGGTTGGCGAACGTCCCCTGCGCGCGCGCCTCGATCAACCCCGCGCTCAGGTCGCGCCCGGTCAGCCGCACCGCATCGCCGAGCAGATCGATCTCAACCGAGTCGACAGCGCCATGCAGCAGGTTCACGTAGGCTCCATCGAGTGAAATCGCGATATCGATCAGCACAGCGTTCTGATCCGCCCACCATGCGGCTCCCCGCGTCGGGTCAGCGGACAGCGCCAGCCCCAACCGGAAGCGGTCGGCGGCAAAGTGGCTGTTACTCAGGACTTCCGCCTCGAAGGCACCCGGCACAATCACGCCGTTGGCCAGCACGCGCAGCCGGGGATAACGTACCGCAACGAGTGGGTTGGGCAAGCCGCTACTGAGTGGCAATGCCGCCTCCCGCCGACGGATCGGTCGCCGGGATGTTCAACGCCACCAGCCCCGTCAGCATGGGATCGGACAGCCGGTTCGCCTGGGCGATGCGAATCCACTGCGTGGCGTCGCCAAGTTGCTGAGCGGCCACCTGGAACAGGTTGCCGCCGGTCACTGTGATCGTGCGCATGGCCCTCAGTTATCCGCGTTTGCCAGGTTGGCCCCGGCGCGGCCCACATAGCCGCGCGCGGCCGTCAGCGCGGCGAGTTGCCCGGTCAGCCCGGCGGTTGAGTTCAGCCCCGCGGCATCCGATATGGATACGGCGCCGAGCTGACCTTCGGTCGCTGCAATATGGGTATCGACCTGCTGTGACGCTTCCACCAGCGCCGCGCTCGCACTGACATAGGCGCTGCTGCCGGGCTGCGTCGCCTGCGTCGCCCCCAGCGAGCTGATTGCCGCCCCGAACGCCCCCCCGCCGCCAAGTCCCTGTGCGGTAACGAGGTCGCCAAGCACGCTCGTGGCCAGCGACACCGCCGCCTCCACCACGGGCGCCGCCTCGTCGCGCACCACTGTGCAGGTGATGCGGTAGGGCAACCAGTTGGGATGGGTGTAGTCCGCGTCAAAGCAGGCGATCACCACCGTGTAAAAGAACCCGTCCCATGTCAGCGCCCATGATCCGCCCTCCGCGCGCATGAAGTCCAGCGCGCGCGCCCGCGCTGCCGCATCGCTGCCACTGAACACGCCCGACCAAACGATGTCGGTCTCATCGCGTCCCAGCGAATCGATCACCCTTACGCCACCGGGAAGGCGGTGCACGGTCAGTTGTTGCCTGCCGCCCCAGCGCACCCGCTCCGGCAGTTCGAACTCCTGGAACAGGATCGGTCCCAGCAGCAATGCGCCCTCGGCCATCACTCAAATCCCCTGCGCTCATGTGCCATGCAACGAGCCGGGCCAGGCCGGGCCGAGCCGTGGATCGAATCCCGTGACCCCCGCCTGTGGCCGATCGGCTTCACGCGCCAGCCGGTCGGACATCCAGCGTCCGACGCGGGCACCGTCCAGATACACATCGCCCTGCACCGGCCCGGAGGACGCCGCGGCCGCCACCGGTGCCGCTGGCGACACCCCCGCGCTCGGCGTACTTCCTGCCCGCGGAGCCACCTGCGCGGCGACCGAAGCGGGTTCCCCAACAGGCGGAGCTGCGCTCCACGTGGACGAGCGCAACAACTCACGCACGGCAAGCGGCGCTTGCTGTATCTCGCCCCGATCCGACGCCGGCATCGAGACCGGCCTGTCATCTGCCACATCCGGCGCTGCCACCGCCGCCGGCTGGGCGGCGGGAACCGCCGGCGCGTAACGCGCATAGCGCGGCGGCGGCACGGCCATCACCGTCACCGCCGTAATTGCCTGACCGCGCGCCGGCGGCGCTGACCCCGGCACCGGCGCTGCCGCACGCACCGGTTGCTCAGGGGCCGCCGGCGCCGGCAGTGGTGGCGGCAGCGCGCGTTCCGGCGCAGCGGAAGCCCGTCCTGCCAACGTCACCCGCGGCATGGCCGGTGCCGAGGCCGTAGCCGGCTGCGCCGGCTTGCCTGGGGCGCGAACCGCCACCGGCTGCGCTGGCTTCACCGGCGCAACAACCGCAGCCGGCTGCTGCGACCTGGCCGCAGACTGCGGCACCGCAGGCGGCAACACCGGCGTTTCCCGCCGGTATGCCGTCTGGACGGAAGGAAAGGGCATCTCCTCCCCCACGGCCAGGCTCCGGCCAGCCGGGCGGTCCCCACCGGAGATGACCGGCGGCGCCAACCCGTGCCCGGCATCGGCCACCGTCCGCAGCCGCCCGGTCGTCGCCGCCAAGGCCCGGTCATAAGCTGCCAGGTCATCCTGCAACGCCGCGATGCCGGCTGAAACGCCGTTCTCCAGTACCAGCCGGATGCCGACCTCGTATACGTCTTCCATCACCCCCCCCGCAGCGCGTCGACGACCGCCGCAGCGACTGCCTCCGCCGCGAGCGCGCCATGTGTCGCCGCCACCGGTCCCAGCACGGGCTGTGGCGGCACGCCGGCATCGCCCCTTTCGCGCCGCCGAAGCGCGGCCGAACGCCAACCCACCAGCGCTTCGCTCCCCGCCACCTGTGCCTCGCCGTCGTCCGCCCCGGCCGCGCGCGCCGCCTCCACGATCGCGCCTGCCTGCGCCGCCAGCGCCGCCTCAGCCGCGGGTTCGAGATCCAGCCGCGCCAAGTGCCGCCTCAGCCCGCGCACGGTCATGGCCGATCCTTCCACCGCATCGACAGAAAATCGAATTCGCCGCCATCCAGCGTGCCCAGCGCGACCACCCAGGCGAGGCGCTCGTCGGCAGGCAGGCTGAACGCCACATCGAAGGGCACCCCGTTCCGGATCAGGTAGAGGCAATCCACCAGATCGGGGTGCCTGCTCAGTTTCCCGCCAGTTCTCCCGGATTCGGCGGCACCGCGCCCTCGTCGAGCGCGGCGGCCACCGCCGCCAAACCATCATCGCCCAGCCGCGCCACCAATGCCTCGACCTGCCCTTCGGTCGCCGGTGGCGGCACCGGCACGTCATCCACCGCCGCCACCGAGCACGCCAGCACCGCCATCCCGAGCCAGGGCTGGTTTTGCGCCAGCAGCGGACCGGCCGCCTTGAACAACCGCAGCTTGTCCAACGCGGTCAGCCGCCGAAGCGAAAGCACACGCCCGCGCGTGTCGGTCACGTTCGGCGCCGCCTGCGCGGCGGCCACCAGCCGCGCCGAGGGAGTCTCGAACGCCGCCTGCGGCTCCATCACAGGCTCGTCCGCCGTCCGGCGAAGAACTCAAGACGCTGCTTCACGCTGGCATCGCCCTTCCACGTGCCGGCCTGCGCCAGCTTGAACACGACTCCCGTGTACTGGTATGTGCTGGTCGACCCATCCGTCTCGCTCACATACTGATACAACGTGCCGACCGGAACCGCGGCACCGGTAAAGAACGCCGCCTCGGCCTGGGCGATGAAGTCGTCCACCGACGGCGAGCCACGCTCCAGCTCGAAATGGCCTTCCCACCCCTTGGGTAGTTCGGCGGCCATCTGCGTGCCGTCGATGCAGTCGACACGCACCGGCGCGGTCATCTGCCGGCTCTCGAACGACGTCACATGGGTCAGGTCGATCCGACCATACGGCCCCATCACCACCAATTGGCAGTCGCGGCCTACTGAAAAACTTGTGCTCGTCACCGTGTTCTCCCTTCTACGCCGCCAGGGCGCCGGACGTGTTCGTCTGCGTCTGCTGCGTTACCGTGACGGTTTGGCCGCCTTCGATGTTGACAATGAACTTCTCGTTGATCGCCTGATATTGCACTTGCGCGTCGGACTGCACGTAGCCCAGCCCGGTCCGGCTCGCCGGATTGTTCGAGGCGTCGCAGATCACGCTGAACGGCAGGTTGCCGTCGGTGCTGCCGAGCATGCCCTGCGACAGCATCCCTTGCAGGAAGCTCAGCTGAGTGGCACGGATACGCTGGAACAACGAGGCGTTGACCACCTGTCCGACATATTGCCCCATCCCGGCGGCCAGAGTCGCCGCAATGTAGTTGGTCATCCGGGTGTAGTTGTCGCCGCTGGTGGCGGCGTTGGATGAACTGTTATGCCCGCACCGGACGCCCCAATAGTACCCGCCGGGCTGCGGGTTGGAAATTACGTCGATGCCGGCCTGGAATAGCGTCTGCAATTCCGCGCTGCTGTAGGCGTTCGCCTGCCCCGAACCCGGCGTGCCCGACTTCTGGCTGCCCACCACGCTGTAAAGCGGCTTGTTCAGGCTCGACTGTTCCGGCGACAGGTTGCCCAGCCGCCCCGCCACAAAGCCCTGCGGAGAAACCAGCCGCAGCGTGGCGTTCACCTGATCGTTCCACCACAGCCAATCGCCGAACATCAGCTTGCAGGCATAGCTATCCAGCCCGGCGGCATGCTTTGCCGCGACCGCGTTGGTAATGGTATCGCCGCTCGGCCCGCACAGGATCATGTAGATCCCCTCGGACAATCCGAACGCCGCCTGCGTGGTCCATTGCGAGGAATCGGTGGCATCGGCCAGCAGGGCGATACTGCAACCCTGCCCGCGCAGCGCATACATGCCCAGGCGCGGCAATGTGTCTACGCCGACCAAATTGCTGGCCATCACATTGGCGCCGTCCTGCCCGGCCAAGCCGCTTGCAAACGTATAGGTGAATGCAGACGGCGCCGCCGCGGTCGCGTTGGCATTCGCCACCACGATCTGGCTCGGCCCACGCTGCGGCCCTTGCCCGCCATTCACCGCTGCCGCCAGGTTCTGCCAGAATGTCGTTCCGGTACCGCTGATGTTCTCGAACACCTCGATCTGGCCCCCGGGCAGCGACACCACCAGCCGCCACGTCCCCGCCTGCGACCCGGTCGTCAGCGTCACCGAGATTTGGCTACCCAGGCTGCCAGTGTACAACGCGGTGAACAGGAAGTTGGTGTTCGGGACCAGGAACTGCGCCGCCGTATCGGTGCCGTCGGTCACCCGCACACAGCGGAAATTCGATGCCCCCTGCTGCACCGCAGTCGCCACCTGCGTAGCCATGTCATGCTGCCGCGCCACGACGGGCCCGAAATTGTACGCGTAATCGGCCATGGTGGCCACGATCACGGGCTGTCCCACCGGCCCCCAACTCGCCGTGCCCACCACACCGACAACATTGGTCGGCACGCCGTTGAGCACAAGATTCTGCGGCGGCACGATCTGAACGTAGAGATCAGGCACCACCAGCGCGGTGGTATTCACGCTGCCCTGCTGGACGATCGGCATGCCTTAGGCTCCCTGCTGCGGCTGGGTCGAAGTCGGAGTGGTGGTCGGAATGACGGTCAGAGTCTGGGCTGCCGGCCGCACCCGCACCACGCAGGTCGCCTGTTCAGAGGCCGATATCGCCGCGATCGAGGCGGCATCGCCGATCACGTCGCCCTTTGCGTACGTCCCGAATGGACGCACAACGACGAGTTGGATGGTCATCGCAAACTCCCAATCAGCTGAGCAGGCTCTGAACAATGCCCGCGCCCATCGGCGCGAGCGTGGTGTCGCCGAAGATCATCGATAGCAGGACGTCCGCAACCGTCGTCAGGTAGTCCACCGAATAGACAAGGTCGCGCCGGTACAGCGCGGCATCGTGGCTCTGGTCGAACAACGTCGTCCCGACGTAGCGCAGCCGGCCACTGCTGCCGTCGCCAAAAGTAATGAAAGCGCTCGACGCCAACGCGGTGTCAATCGCGGGCGCCACCAAATCGCGAGATGTCGGAGTCGGGCACCAGCAGGTAATCCGGAATCGCTGCAACTGGCTTCGCGTCCAGCGCAGTACCGATGTGTCGGCGACGACCCGCCCAACCATGAATCCGACACCTGGCACCGTCACCGTTGACCCGCTCACCGTCGTGATCCGCTGCGAGTTGATGAGTTTCCCAAGGGTC